AGTTCCGGATTGGGTATCCGTCCTTCAGGAGCCGGTCACGGGTCTTTTGACGATCGCCTGCCCAGCCGCCGAACGGCATCGGAGCATCCGGTAGCTCGTCGCCTTGCTGCTTCAGTACCATGATATCGATCATGTCAAAATCGTTCACGGGATAACAGTCGTCCGCAACAAAGACGAAGCCCTTGCTCTGAGGAAACGCTGCACGTACCTTTTTGAAGCAGCTCACATAGTCCAGGTGCTGCCGGTACTGGCCTTCCTTCGGCGGGACTCGCTCCGACTCAATACAGACGATGTCATCGCCAGTCTCTACAACCGGATGATATTCGCCGGCAATGACGATAAGGTATTTCTCTTTGAAGTGCCTGCGCCATCCCGCGATGGCGTATTCAAGCTCGCGGCCCTGGGCGCCTTCCGAGCAATACGGGATGACCACCAGGACCTTGTTTTTGTAGTTGTCGATCTTACTCATATAGTTCTTTATATTTATTGAGCCATCGGGATATCTCCTCCGGCGAACGATGATGGCTTCCGGCCACCATGTGCTCGATATATTGGCTGATTTCCACCTCCTCCCCGGGTAGGCCAGAACGCTTGCAATCCCAGTAGAAGGATCCGCCGGTGTCGTAATACGGGGCGCCTGTGTGGCTGACTTTGTAGATTCTTCCTTCCGACATGAACTTCACACCGGCAACTTTGCACATCGGCACATTTATCCACAGCAGGAACGGGAAGAGACGTTGCGCCTGGAACCAGAACTGCGGCTCGTACTCCACCTTTCCGCGCCAGGCAAGAGATTCGTCAAAGAAGCCGCTCAGATCCCTCTTTACGAGGACATCGCTATCCAGGAGAAGGAAACCTTCATCCATACGGTCGAATACGTTCTGGACGCTGTAAATATGCTTCTCGCTGCCCCAGTTCGCAGCGGTGGTCATCTTGTCCGGATAGCCTGCGAGCCATTTGTCGAAGTCGATCACCTGGCGCCTGGTATTGTCGATGATCTCCACGCCTTCCATGGCGGGGAACGGACGCATATTGGAATTATCAAAAATGATAATCCTGCATCCTGGAGTGTGCTTCTTGATGCTCAGTACCGTCGCGGTCGTGAGCTCTGGCGTGTTGTAGTGGACTATGAGGATGTTCTTGTTCACTTGCTGTAGTTAAAGTCGATAATACGGTTGAACCATCCGTTGAAGTTATCCATATTGAACGGCCTGGCCTCGATCTGGGCGATATACCTTTTTGCTCTCGCCAGCTTGATCTGCCGGTGAAGGACCTGCTGATTGGCGCGATTGATGGCAGCGATGGTCTTCGGGCCGACGATTCCGTCAGCCGGAGTGACGACCATCTGCTGGACCATCTTGATCTTGCCGATTCCGGCGTTGATGCACCAGTCGACGAAGATCTCAGCGACACTCTGGTTATTGATCTGATCCGCCAGGCACTTATCCCAGAATCCACCCTTCATCACGGTGCGCCACTGCTCTTCCGTGAGCGCTTTGAGGTCCGCGATGGTCTTGTCCTGGCCGAAGAACTGACGGAAGGTGGCCAGGGTGATTCCGGAATTCGTCGGACCGCCCTCGTCGGATGGTCTGTTCGCATATTTGTTGCCCTCCCACTTCTTCAGGCGAGGAGCGTATTTGTCAAAACTTGCCATGATATTTACGTATTACGTCAATTAAATGACATCCGCCGGATCTCTCCTGGGCGCGAACTGGCCGTTCTTGCGGCGCGGTAAATCCTTCGTCGAGTCATAGGTGCCTAACGGCGGATGCCTGGACGGGCAGCTCTCGACGGAGCAGTACAGGCGCTCTGCGCTCCGGCGCCTGGACTCGCTCTCGGTAAATGCGCGTTGTAGACCGTCGAGTTTCCGTTCGTGCTCAGAGAGCTTCATCCTTAGTTCAGACTTGATTTTCCGGTCCTCATCTTTTTCCGACTTCAGTTCGTCATACTTGCCTTTCAGGTCCTCGTACTGCTTCTGTGTAGTATCTACAATCGAGGTCATCAGATCGAGCTCCTTCTGACGCCAGTCGGCGTCCTGCTGACCGGCGGTGGCCGCTTGTTGATGAGCCACGGCGTCAGCCTCTTTCACCTCGGCCTTCCCCTTCCGGCGGAAGATGTCGAACGAGGCGATCCACTTGATAAGCTCGATGCCTCCGAATGCCGTTGCGATTCCGATGAAGACATTCAGCCACATCGGCATCTGAGCGGCCTGTATTCCCAGATCTTCCATCGTCAGTCCTCCTATACTAATACCAGGTAATAGGCCGTGAAGAGTAACGTGCATTCAAGCCACAGGATGGCGCTTGTCTTGAGAGACTTCGATGCGAATCCGATGAAGACGAATGCCAGGAGCGAGAACACGAGCGGCTTCCATACGTGCAGCCCGAAGATCACGTAAGCGATGAATCCGGCAGCACAGAGAGACGTGGCAACGATGTGGATAATCTTCTGCTTCTTGTCCGTGAGGTAATTCGGCGTGAAAGCTACCACGCAGAGATAGGTCGGTACCAGGAACCCCAGGAACTGGAGGGCATTCCCTTCCAGCTTCCCGATGAGCGCCGGTGTGAGGAGAAATGCCACGATGACGGTGATGGCGCTCCACAGGTTGACGTTATGGATCTTCACCTTCTCGCCCCACAGATGGGCGTAGTAGGAGTATGATTGCTGAAGTCCGAATGTCCGGATTCCGACTGCAATGAATCCCGCCAGGGCGATGAAGCTAAGGAGGGCGCATACATAGGTAAATGTGTTCATGTCGCTCAGGTTTTAGAATTGAAATTCGGGCCTGTCGGGATATCCGACTGTGATGTCATAGCGCTCGATGTCTTCCGCGCTCTCCAGATCCATGATGGCGGCGGCGTGAGCCTCGGTCACGTTCTCGCTCTTGGCTGCGTAGAGCTCAATGGCTGATAGAGCGGCCTTCGCCATGGCGATCGGCATGGTCAGCCCCTTGAAGGAGACGGTCTCCTCCGAGGCGTCCTGGAGCGCGTCGACGGCGTTGCGAAGGTTGGCGCGCAGATCCGGTGTGAACCACATGGGCTGACCGGCGAGGATGAAGCTGTTCACATCCGGACCGGAGTCACGGACCTTCAGTTCGAGCACCTTTACCAGGCGAAGCAGCTCCAGCGGAAGCGGATCCTCCTCTTCGGTCTCCCTGGCCTGAGCGAGAAGCTCTGTAAGTCTGGTCTCCTGTTCGGGGCTAAGCAGCCCCCGATTGGCGCAAAGAAGTGAATCCGCCGTTGTAATAAGCAAGTCCTTGTTCATGTTTTGAATGGTATTTGAAGTGATATTTCTGCATGAGTATCTCGTTGCGCCGGTATTCCATATTCGGAAGGACGCACCGGCGCGGCTCGCAAAAGAAACAGTAGTGCCACCAGCGTGGCGATATCTCCTCCACGAGATTACGGATGATGCCATAGGCATTCACCCGCTTCATCTTTCCGAAATAACTGTTGATGCAGGATGTGAAGTGTCCGATATTTTTAGGAGAAACATGCCTGTTCCAGAACCTGATTCTCATCTTGCATCGATTTACGACGCTATTGTTCACATATACTCGACCGGGCTTGAATGGTGTAGAGATGAACGTACCTCCCTTCGTATAATGCTGGCAATACTTCTTATCCGGGTGCATCCGATAGCCATATTCGGCCAGCCTGCGCTCCGACTCTGCGATATGTGCTAATCCGTATTCCAGATCTGCGAATACCCACCACATGTCATCGACGAACCGACCGTAATGGGCGCGGCAGACGTCCACCTGCCAATGGTCGAAATCGTTCAGGTCGTAGTTCATCGCCACTTGCCAGTGTTGGTTGCCAAGAGAAGCGCTGCGGTCAAAGTTATAGTTAAATGCTACGTTTTTGTGGCGCGGTATGTATTCATCCCACATCCATGTCGGCGTGCGCTTATGCGTATGTATGGCAGTGTAACTCCATGTTGTCCGTAGCAAAATATAGAGCAGGTCGTCACGCTCCGGTCCTTCTGGGATGTTCCGCTCGATGAGCGACCGGTAGTGATCATACGAGCGCCGCAGATCCGCGCTGGGAAAATAAGCCTGGATATCCCGGAAGAATACCCAGCAGTCCCTGGTGTAACCCTCGCTCACCTCATAGATATCCTCGAGCAGCCGGTTAATCGCCACATCCGGACCGTATCCGACGCGGTTGTTGAACGTGCGTTCTGTCAACTCATCCTCAACAAGTGGCCGGACTATGAAGTCGAAATGATACTGGATGTCCTTGCCTTGCATCAGGCAAGCGTTCACCTCACGCCAGCGAGGAGAAGGTGTAAGGAAGGAGTAAATAAGCGGAACGAGTTCTCGAGCCTCGAAATCATCATACAGGCGAACAGTATCTCGCTCGCGGTGCAGCTCGAAGTGCATCGCGTCTATCGTGCGCTTCTTGTTTGAGAGGCACGATATGTGGTCTTGTATGAGGGTCTCAAGCTCCATTTTCCCTGTTCAATAATTCACGACGGGCAGGACGCGGTTGCTGTTGTTCACGTTGTTGTTGTTGGCGTACCCGTTGTTGCCGTTGAAGTACCAGAAGTTGTTGGCGTTGTAGCGGGACGCGCACCAGGTGTTCGCGCCGTTCCGAGATCCACTATCTTGCTCTTAACCACTTTTTGTGGTGGGATCTCCTTTATTGATCGGGTGTCTGCTCCCCTCCCGCGAGGGAAGTCGTGCCCCTGTTCCGCTTTCTTACTCCGAAGATACTCCGGCGCCATTTCGTCACTCCTTCGTCCAGTGATGCGGTCCGCTGGAATATCTCGAGACGCATGGCGTTAGGAGTCATCTTCTCATGTTTCAAATTCTTGCTGATGGCGTTGGTCTCGCCTATCACGCGGGAAAGGAAGACGAATTTTGATGTAGCCCGGCATAGCTCGCGGACATACTGCGCCCGGTCCTCTTCGAAATCGTAGGCCATCTGGAAGGATGCGATCACGTCGAGGATCAGGTCAACAGCACGATCTCCGTAGCGCTGACGGTCTGTCGCGTTCATCATCGGAAGCGCCCGGAGGTAGAGACCGAGCAGCGCCACGGCGTCAACGAGGATGCCGGGCTGCTCTCGCTCTCCCTCAAGGAGCTTTGGATCGTGATATTCTGATTTTGCCATCGGTTGAAAGTTTATCGGTGCGGCTTACCCTTGAGGGGATGCGCCGCACCGTAAGCACAAGCATCAGAGTTAACTTTCGTTAACCTTCAAAAGCACGACGGGCAGGACGAGGTTGCCGTTGCCCACGTAGTTGTAGTTGGCGTACCCGTTGCCGCCGTAGAAGCACCAGAAGTAGTAGGCGTAGTAGCGGGACGCGCACCAGGCGTACGCGCCGTTACTTATGGCATCTCCACCCGCAGCGTACTGCGTGGCATTGATAGGATCTGCATTCCGGTTGTTCGTCGTATTGTACTTGATCGTCCGGAAGATCTGGGCCAGAGTCTCCGCATCAGGCATGTGCCAGCATCCTGACGCCAGGAGGGCGTGAGGCAGCGTAATGGCGGCGCAGTAGTCGGCGGCGGGGCTGACTGCGTGAGACAGGCCGTCCTGCCCAACGAAAACCCTGTTTGCCATCAGATAGGTGTTTTTCTTCCCATCACCGTACTGATTCTTGTCTCCGATGACGCCGTATGCGGTAGGCATCACCGGCAGGAAGGTCTCCATGAACTTCAGCCATCCTTCCTCACCCTCGCCATACACCGAGCGAAGATATGAGCAATAGTCCAGCTGCGTGGAGCCATCCATGCGGTACGAAGACTGACCAAGGTACGCTGGCTTACAGATCGGATAGGATAACACCGTAGTGGTGACATTACTCGTCGGGTTGTATGTCGCGCTGCTTATATCAGCCTTGAAGTAAGCGATGGCACGATCCCAGTTGAAGATAGTTCCTTCTCCTGCCCTCCTTCCGTTCTTACGGAGCATTGCGGTAGATGCTTTGATTCCCGGGAAGAGGTTCGCGGAAAGCGAGAATCCAGCTGCACCAGAGTCGGAGCACTGGCGGTAGTCTACGAGGTGGAATACGAGGTCGATAGCGTCAGCAATATCATCCCCGTCAGTATCTACTCCTTGCGCAACCCAGTCCTGATCCTGGAACACCTGGTTTGTGGTGTCCTGGAAGAAAGCGTTCAGCTGAGAAACCATGCTTTCGATGGATTCAGCATTGTAGTTGATGGTGTATTCATCGTATGTGGCCCATGAACTGCTCTTATTTACCTTGAGCTTACCGGTGCGATCCGTCCCGTCGAGGGTGTATCCCGTCAGGCGGAACGAGTAGATGTACGACATGATCCGGTTTGCGTTGTTCTTATAGCCAAGTACCACGGTACCGCGGAAATCCGGATGATCCACCCCTACGAGGACGGGGCCAACGTAGATGTAGTTCGAGAAGAAGCTGGTCGAGGAGAAGGTACCGCGGGCGATGAAGTGCATCGCACCGTTACCGTCCAGGACACAGGCGTCGCCGGTCTTTGCGGACTTCAATCCCACTACGACGTTCACGCCGTCGTAGTGGATATTGTTGTCAGCACCTACCAGCGAGATCTGGCTCTCAAAGGAGCTCTTTTGTGCAGCGGCGTATTCGGCCTCTGTGTTGTAGTATTGTATCATGGCTGGATTAGTTTAGCGGGATGTAGTCTGATATGGCGCTGATGCCCTTCGCAAAGTAGAGCTTGACGGCGTTGGTGGTCATGTCAAGGTATATGTGGCCGATGTACGGCGGGATGCCATCCCACGGGAGATCTGCCGGCAGCGGATCGCCGTTCGGGTACGTAGGCCGGAGGTTGGCGGAGGGAGCACCGACAGCCATTACCAGCTGCGGATATCCGAGCTTTGTGTATTCGACTGCGTCTACGGTTCCGCAGAGGATATTCCCGGGTTGACCAAGTCGCTTTTCCACTGCATCGAGGCGTAGAGCCAGGGATACGACAGCCTCCGACATTGTCCGGTGCTCGTAGATGCCGAAGATCTGCGACGTGAGGTTAGCCAGGGCTCCGTGCTTTACAACGATGACGTTCAGGTCCGTAACGCCGGGCTTGTATGAGATCACGCATTTACATCTCTGCGGGATGTTCGCCACGTAGTATCCGGAATCCGGGATCTGGACGAAGCGATCCTCGTTGTTCGGGAGGTACCGGCTCTCGGTGTAGGTCTCGGTCGTATAGACGGGGAACGGTGTGACTTCCGTTGTCTGCGTGCTGGTCGGGTTGCCATCCTCATCTACCTCGTAGTAGAGAGGCTGGTTCTGGTCGTTCTTCGCCTGGACGGTGCGCGTGCGCTGCATCTCCTCATAGATTGAGATCACGGAGATATCCAGTGAGGCGTGATCGTTGTCGGACGGGTTGTAGCCAGTCTTGATCAGGAGCTCCGAGCAGGCGTCCACGTCGAACGGCGCACTGATGTTGAAGTTCTCGTTCGCGGTGGCAGCGCGGGTGGAGCACTTGACGTATTTCCCGGTGACTCCGGGGGTCAGGACGATAGTGCCCTGCGCGGCGTTGTAACCGAGATCCCGATGAATCCTGGCGGCTGAGTAACCGGCATCCACGGGGTTTCCACTGGAGTCGAACTTCGCCAGGTTTCCTTCCACGGCGTCAGTATCCTTGTCGGCCTTGTTCGACCAAGTCTGATGGTCCGATACCGCCTGAAGATGGTCGGCGGCTGCAAGTGTATGGTCGTCGCCAGCGGTACCGTGATCCGCGACCGCGAGAGTGTGATCATCACCAGCCGTACCATGATCTGCCACGGCCAGGGTGTGGTCATCGCTGGCCGTTCCATGATCTGATGCGGCAAGCCTGTGGTCATCTTCAGCTGTACCATGATCGGATACCGCCAGGGTATGATCGTCACCGGCGGTGCCGTGGTCGGAGACAGCGAGCGTATGGTCGTCGCCAGCAACACGGTGATCCTCATCGGCGCGTTCCTGGATGATCCCCATAGTGATGCCGGCAGCATCGGCGGCTTCCACGGCGGGCTTGCGGAGCCAATCCATGAAGTCCGACTCGGAGCCTTCGTGACCGAGCGAGATCCAGCACTGGTATGCGGACTGGCCCACACCGTTCGCCGTGAGGCTACCCGTCAGGTCGATGTAGTCTGCCACAGACAGGTCATCCACGTTGCTGAGATTCTCGTCGACGGCATATTCCACCAGCTCGATGCCAGTCGGGCCGTGCCAGTTGAACTTGTCGACGTTGCGATCGCCGTAGTCAACGAACACTGTGAAGGTGTAGCGGCCGGCGAAGCGCTGGAGGTCCGCATACCAGACAAACTGGAGCACGTTGTTGCTATCGCCGGTGATGACCGGCTGGACGGAATAGTCGCTGGATGTTCCCAGCTTGATCTCATCGCCGGATCCGTCACGTCGGATGGAAACGACGATCAGCGACGCCTGGGTGAGGTCGACCGGATGTCCGGCCCCGTCATTCAGCGTCAGGCGGACAGTTCTCGTCCTCCCTTTGAGGATTCGCAGAACAGGAGGGTTCATGCATTCCATTACTCATGGCCCTCCTCGGCGTCGGGATCAGTGAACAGGTACTCCAGGGCGGCCGTCTCCACCTGGAGATTGGAGAAGATATCCACGGGCCGGCCGGCAAAGGGTACGGCCCGGTTTTCGTCGTAGATGCCCTTGTAGAACTCAGCAGGAATCGGAGCGGGAAGCCGGATGGGCGCTTCATCGTTCATCAGCTGGGCGTTCGCCTCGTCGAAGCGGGCACGGGCCTCTTCCGACGCATCGTTGAAGGCGGCGGGATCGATGCCGCAGTCTTTCATCAGGGCCTTCTGCTCCACATCGATTGCCACGTAGTGCTTCTCCAGCGCACGGCGGAACTTGTGCCACTTGTAGAAGTGCTCCACCGGCAGGCTGTGTGCAGTAGCGGCCAGAATGCCGCCATTGACAAGAGTAAGGATGTCTTTGTTTTTCATATAAGGTATTTTATGGATTAACAGGCAAACGCATCGAGAGCTGTAGATAGATGTCCTTGTAGGTGCGCCCCTCGATGATGTACTGCACGCGGACGAAGAATTCCCCGACTTGATAGGGATTTATTGTGAAGGTGTAACTACGCTGAAGCGACTCGTTTCCAAGGTTCACGAAGGAAGCGCTTGCGTCATACGTAGCGGAAACACCAACCGTAAGGTCCTGCTCATAGTCGGTAGCCACGCCGGATGCGTTGGGCGTGATGGTATAGGTGTACCCATCGGCGTTCAGTGAGTAGTTGCCAGACTTACGTGCATGGAACGACACCACATTCAACGTCCTGCTTCGACCAAGGTTCTGGACCAGACAGTGGAACCAGCAGTTGCTCGTGCTTGCACCATCAACGGCGCCCTGGAAGCCGATGCCATACCGCGCATCGACAGCGAGCTCAAAATATGGATAGGCCGTCGGGACGAACCGGCTGCTGCTCGGCTGGTAATAGGTGGCGTACTGATAGGTGTACCCTCCCCCTCCGAACGGGATAGATCCGCCCAGCGCGATATCTGCGGTTATTAGCGTGCCGCTCGTGCCAGCACGGTAGGCAATCTTCAGGTTCGATTCGGACAGGCCGAGGTCCGCGAGCGAGATGTTCCCGGTTGCCGGAAGTGTACCCGTCAGGCTGATGAGTGTCGGATGCGGATCAACCGCAAAGACAGCCGAAGCCGAAGGGCCATACTTCGCCGGGCATCCCGCGTTGTGCTGGTAACCGTCGAAGTCTCTGCGGCGGAAGTATTCACTATAGGAATGCCCCCTCGGCTTGTTGTATCCCCATCCAAGGTTTCCGGCTCCGACATTCACGGCATACGACATGAGCGAGGATGCAGTGTACTTCTCATTAAGGTTCAAACCATATAGAACTGACGAGCGCTGCGCGTCCGTGATAGGGTCTTTCGTGGAGTGCCGAACGGGCTTGTTCTTCGACCACATATTCACGTTATTCGACGTGCAGAGCGCACCGAGGCCGTTGACACTCTCGCCAAGGACAGCCTTGATGTCGGCCAGCTGCCGAACCGGAGAAGAGATGACGCCGTTACTGTTTGACATACTCCCGCAGCCTCCTCTTCATTAATAGATTATCCTCCTTCAGCGCCTGAATCTCGCCTTCCAGCACGCGGATGCGAAGGTTGTGCTGCTGCCAGCCTCCAACCAGATAAGGGATGGCGTGCTCGTAGTCGATGGCATCATATTCGCCCCAGATCTTCCGCGTGGCGTTCGGGATTACGGCATTATACTCGTCGGCGATGAAGCCGCGGGAATGCCCAGTCTTTTTTCCATCGGAGAGGCGCTCGGCGTTCGCATTCCAGTCGAAGGTCACCGGGCGCAGCTGGCCCAGAACTTCAGCCGCCAGGTTGATATCAATCGGCTCGATATGGTCCTTCAAGCGCCTGTCCGATGCCGTGCCGGCCGTCGCCTCGCCCGTGCAGTCCACATTGCCGGAGACTGTGACGTTTCCACCGAAAGCCGTAGCAGAGCTGATCTGCAAGCCAGAAGAGTTTCGGTAGATATTGGTCGAATAGGACGAACCGGCATAGATAGTCAAACATTCGGAAGTAGAACCGTAGAATATGGTCTTGTTCGCAAGAGCGCTACTTCCGAACGTTATGGCGTATGAGGTAGATTGCGTGAGCAGGTTTATTCCCTTTCTTGCATAGATCGTCAGGTGATCGTCCGTGTTCTCCTGAAGATAGCAGTAAGAACTATCTCCGAAGTAGAGCGAAAGCCCATACGTTCCGCTCTGTAGGCGAAGATTACCCGTCAGGGTGCCACCGGTGAGAGGAAGATACGTGCCGGAAAGGTCTGGAATGTCCGAGGTGGTCAGCGTCTTGCTATCCACACTCGTCACGTGGCCAAGGTCGTTCACCGTGATGGCCGAAAGTACCTTACCGTTCGCGGCCGTGATGGTCTTATTCGCGCCGTTCGTCGGGTGAGTGTAGACCGTGTCTGTCCACGGAACGTTGACATACGCCTTTCCGCTGGAGAGCTGCACGGCATAGTTCTTACCGCTCTCGCTGTAGCCCGTCTTGAATCCGCCGTAAGCGCTATCCGTAGCAGCAGGAACCGATGTAAGGTACCCTCGCGTGCTGACCCAGTATTCCGTTGCATACCCGTTCAGATACGAACTCGTGATATACCCCTGCTGCCCTACCCAGCTTTCCGTCGCATAACCGACCAAGGACTGATGGGTGATCTTCGCCTTGATCTCCGTGCCTCCGATGGTCGCGATGGTCGTGAGGCTCGTACCGATGTCGGCATCAGCACTCGATACAGAAGTCGCAACGTTGCCAGGCTTCCAGCAGCTGTTCGTCGAGTCCCACACCAGCGCCTGCCCGTTGGTCGCGCCGGCATCAGACACGTCCGACAGGTCATTCAGCGCAAGCGTCTTGTTCGCCCACTTGCTGCCGTTGTAAGCCAGAACCTGGCCGGAAGCAGGCGAAGAGAGCGCAATGTCGGTGAGCATTGTGAGCGCGGGTGTAACGTTCACCCAGTGCGTAGCATTCGCATCGTAGCGAAGAATCTGGCCACCGACAAGCGATGTAAGCGTCACGTCAGTGAGCGTGGCAAGTGAGCCACCGCCTCCTCCCCCACCGTCCTCGATTCCGCCGGCCACAGCCTCTTCCGTTGTCACGAGCGAGATATCACATACCAGATACTGCTTATTGCTCTGCTCGACCAGCGACAGGTGCTTCAGGATGTCCGTGATGTTCTTCGTCACCTCCGGCGTGCCCTGATCCTCGTCGGCCGGCGTCTGGATGATGAGCAGGTCATAGAGTGCCTTCGCGCCGGTAGTTTCGCCGGTAACTTGGTTCTCAACAGCCTCAAAGAACTGGTCAGACGTGCTTCCGCCGCTACCTCCGCTGCCGGATCCGGCCGAAGAAGTTCCGCCACCATAGCCACCATCCTGCGCCGCCTCTTCCTTTGTCATCTTGGTGATGGTCTCCGAAGTGACTTCCAATTCAGCAGCAGGGAGAGAAAGCAATTCGACGGAGATATCGTCGCTCAGCAGCTTCCACTCGCTGGTCGTCACTTCCATCGCTATCCCGTCCGGATTGACGAAGCAGAACGGAATGGTTTCGCTCAGCGGCACATTCATCACGCCTTTTGACTTCAGGCGCGGAAGCGCCACGCCGAGCGCGTAATCTTTCGAGATGATTGCGAGAAAGTGGCCTTCCGTCTGGAACCGGGACGTCACCCAGTTCTGAGCAGGGACTCCGGCTGAGTTCGTCAGCAGATTCTGGATGTTCTTCGTAGCGTTCGGCATGTATTGCGACGGGCCAAACGTCAAGGTGATATCACCGGCCCCTCCCCTCGCATCATTATTGATAACTATAGCATCCTTATAGCCAGGCACCGTATTCTGGAGCAGATACGCGCCACCAAGGTAGAATCCGTGATCCTGCTCGTCGAATATACCGCGCTTGGCAATGAACCGCACACGCAGCGTGCCGGCCTGCGGGAACGAAGGAATATAGATAAAGCTCTCATTGAAGGCACTCGTATCCGTCGCCGAAGAGATGTCCCACTGGATGACATCCAGCTTCATCTTGTTCGTCTCTTCGCTGGTCACCCACGAGCACTGCCCGTCCTTCACTTTCAGGTAGAGCGTCTGCTCCCCCGTCAGCCGAATCTGGAACTGCACCTCATAGGTCTTGCCCTGATTGTTCACATCGTTCAGCGTCAGCACGCGAAGCGTCGAAGGATATCCGAACTGCTCGACGGTAATATCCTGGTAGATATCCACCGAGCCGGCCTGCGAGTTGTTCAGGAGCGCGACATACGGATTGTAATCCCACGTCACGAAGTGATACGGGTTCTGCGGACTCGGCGCGGGATACGTCCATCCGTCCCCGCTGGTCAACCCAGGGTTCGTTAGCATCGAGTCGCGGAGCACGAACGGATACGCCACACCGATGTAGTTCTTCGCAGGAACGACTTCCGAATCGACCCTTCCTACCGGCCACCAGGTATTCGACTGCATCGAGCCGTATGCCGCAACAGGCAGCGTCTTTGCCGTCCCGTTTCCGTCATAGGCCGCAATGGTTCCCCCGCTCACAACGATATCGCTTTCCCGGTATAACACCCACCTGTCGAAATACCGCGTGATGCTCATATTCAGAGACTCAAGAATCTTGACAAGCACGTCGTAATAGGTGCATTCTCCGACAAGATAATCGAGGTCAGTGTAGATGCTCGACAGCATATTCGCGGCCGAGACCGAGTGTGTCGTGCAGGCGAGACTGTTGACCACGTAGATATCCGTAGCTCCAGCATCAAGGCCGGAGTTAGCCAGGATATTGCGGAGGTGCGTCAGCAGCGACACCCTTCCGGATGCGGCAAAATTGTACAACTTCAACTCCCCGAGCCCATCCGTTGCCACAATCTGCACGTCATACGGCGGCGCTACCTCCGGCTCCGCGTAGAGCTCTGGCGTGATGAATCCGCGCCAGATAACGGTTGACGCATAGCCACTGCCGAACGGAACCAACCACACCAGTTCCACCAGGTATTCACGCGCATCCGAGGTATAAAGCTCCGCAAACTCCCCGTCGGTCTTGCAGACGGCGTAGATCTCCAGCGAGGTGCCGTGCACACCGTTGTCGCCGCTCTCGCGCTTGAGCACGGGGGTCTGCCCAAGCGGGCGCTGCTCGGCGCTGCCGGTGTAGCCCAGCTTCTTGATGTCGATGCGGAACTCGCGCCCCGCCTGACTCTCGAAGCGGAAGAAGAATCGTGTGTTATAGCTGTTGTATGCCATTACGTTGTCAGATTCTTGCGTTTGTTCTCATTGTTGAGCACGGCCACCAGCTGCGAGCCGCTGGCAACCAGGGTGCCGGTAACATTGACGGTGATCTCACGAGTCGAGTAGTCTCCATTGATGGAGCTTCCGTAGGATGTGGACATCGAGGCGGCAGAATAGCTGCTGCCCTTTGCTATATTCGCAGCGCCGGCCTTCACCGCGGATCCAAGCGCTATGAGCGCGGCACCGGCAGCGATAGCCATATATGGGTTCATAGAGTTGAGAGACGCCTTGATTCCGGATAGTGCGAAGCCGGTCGAAACTGCCAGCTCGCCAACCTTGATGGCCATATCGCCGATAGTGCTGAGCATGGCAGAGGAGAAATCCTCAGCTGCCATGTCGTTTCCAGTAAGGGCATCTCCGATATATGTTCCGATGTTGGAGAATGCGGACTTGAACGTATCTTCCAGGATCGGGAGAAAGTCCATAATCTTTACCATCGGTAAAGGGTCCACATGGAGTTCGATTGGGGCGCATTTCGCATTCAGATCCGCAATCTGCGCGTTAATCTCTGGCCCGAGTGCATTTATTTCGTCGAGCAGAGCCTGGTCGTTCAACTGGATATCCATTTCCAGTTGCTCCATCATCTCTGCGTTCGCTAACTCTTCGAATGACTTCAGCCAGGATTCGGTTTCTTTCGCAAGGCTCTTCTGCTGCTTCTGGACGGAGCGAAGTTCCTGCTCCTTTTCCTTTTGAACATTAAGGATCTGTATTTCAAGATCCGTTTCTTGCTCACGATCCTCAAATGTTTCTCCGGCGATTGCATGCAGGGCCTTCATATTGGCCAGCTGTTTCTCCAGGATATCAGTCTGAAGATATGCCTTCTGGTTTATGAGATCTGCAAGCTGTGCCGCCGCTCCTTGGCGCTGGATGTATGTCAAATCCGCATCCCCAACCTGCCTCCGCGCCTCCGCTATCTGCGCTTCGACCTCAGCAACCTTCTTTCTTGTATTGAGCTCCTGAACAGCGATGTTTGCGCCGATTATTCCGAGGCTTTCCGCCTGCGATGCCTTCACTTTGTCCTCGCCGAGGTTCGCATTTGGATTAAACAGCGACTGAAGGAAGTTCCCGATGGATGCCCATCCTTTCTTCATCCGGTTTACGAACTCCTGAATCCCCGCGCCGTCACGATGCTCATGACGGAGCTGCTTGAGCGCATCCTGGTACGCTTTCAGGCCGGCATTCTTGCCAAGACCTCCAATCTGCGTCCCATAGTATTCCGCCTCTGCATTAAGCGCTTTCCATGCAATGGTTCCGGCAGCTGCTACAGCACCGATCACACCTCCGAGAACTTTGAACGAATTCGAAACCTTCGCAACACTTTCGGCGCTTTTTTGGGATGCCACTGCCGCCTTGACGCCAAGTCCCTGGATGGCAGTAGCCATATTTCCAATCTTCCGGGTGTCGACTCCGATGATGTCCCCGAAACGTTCGAGCAGGCTCGAGGATTCCTTATCGAAAGTCTTTATGGCCTTCGTCGCCTGTTTCGATCCGGACTCAATTCCTTTCGTGTCGGCGGAGAAGATAGCCCGTAGATTTAATCCTTTAGCCATTTGTCTGCTACCAGTTTAATGTTGTCAAGTGATAGTTCGTATTCTTCGCCTGTCAGGGTTTCTTGAGGATCTTCAACTTTATTCTCATCATCGAAAGGCATTGGCCAGAAATTCTTGATATTCCGAATCCCGCCTTTTACGAACGGGTGAAGTATTCTGGCCGCAATTCCTCTGGCCAGCGTGCCCATCAGCTCTTCGGAACGGTCCCGCTCCTTCAGGTAATACTCCCAGGCGAGCCAAAACTCCCAAGGAAGCATCAGCCCGAACTGCTCGGGCGTCATCCGGAGCTGGCCGTAGGCCACCCCCCTTACTTCTCGGATCGTCGGAAGAGACTGCTCTTTTTTTTTGCCGGCTTAGCGGGCTCCTGCGCCTGTACTGTTTTGTCTCCTCCGTTATGGCGAAGGAAAATCTCCATCACGCTGTTCACCAGATTGATATTCATGTGTTCGCCGATATCCTCCTTCGTGAGGGTGAATTCCCTTCCGTCCAGGCGCTCACCCTCACGAAGGCCATGATAGATGAGAACGGTGATACTGGAAGGTGTCACCTTGAAGTTGTTGAGAGCGTCGATGCTATCCTGGCCCGTATCGGAGAGGAAGCCCGTAAGCGCGTTCCAGTTGAAACGCGCCCGGTACTTCACTCCGCCGAGGTCGATATAATCCTGTTCCATCTGCGTAAGGTTTAGGATTCCCCTGTAGCAAGGGTGCCGCTGATACGGAACTTGATGGAGAAGGTGCCGTAATCTTCGGCGTTCGTACTCTCGCTGTAGCCGTTGACCACTGCGGTACCATGGTATGCCTGGCCGCTGCCTCGGGTGTACACGAAGGGAACTTTCGACGAAGATCCGGTGGCGAGACCAAGAGCGATCAGGTCGTTCGCATGGAGCTTCGACGTATCGCTCGAATCGAGGTCGATCATACCGGCAACAGTGATATCGATGCTCTGCCCGACCACCTCGTACTGCGTGGCGCCCTCGTCATCCTTCGTGATGGATTCCTTGAGCACAGGCTGGATGTCGATATCGTCCTGCGTTACGCCGGCGATACGTTTCCCGTTGAACTTGAAAAGAAAGTTGTAGCCTAATACTTTTGCCATTTCTTATCTGATTTTATTGAGCAGATGCTCATGTTGTTTTTCAATGGATTTCAGGAACCGGTTGGTGATATCCGTATCGAGACCATCCACCGCCTTATCGTAGAAGTTCCGATGTTGAACGGCCTTTCCATCCGGAGAGGGCTGGCCCTCTTTGTTTCGGGATTTCTTACCACGAGGAGCGGAGTCGAACTTATGGCCCGGGTCCCTGCGCTTGAGGGTTCCGTAGTTCATCCAGTACGCCTTCGTCCATTCGCGGACCTTCCCTTGCTCGAGTTGCATATTATCAAGCATGCCGGCGACAGCGTAGAGTCTTCCGGTAAGCCTGCTTTCTTTTGCCTTTACCCGGACGAGCTTTTTCCACCTATCAACCGGCACGGCGCTCCTGACGCGCTTCGAGATCGGCTTTACTGACTCCCGGAGCGCCTTGAGGATGATCTTCTTGCATTCCGTCGGATATGCCTCCAGAAATGCACAGGCTTCTTTTGTTCCCTCGATCCTCATCAGAGCGCCTCCCGGATGGTATAGTTCAGAATCACTACATAGAGCTTCGCGTCCGTAGACTCATAGGGCTGGCGCCCGTCCAGCTTTACACCAAGAGAGCTTCGGAGATTCTCCATTGCGTCGATGGCTTCGTTAGCCAAAGAGTCCGCCGCATCGAAAGACGTGGCGCACATGGCGATCTGGAGGTCGGCCTTAATGCCGCAGATTCCGTCCTTATCGTAGATGCCTTCCTCGTCAATAGTATAGACGGCATACGGAGCCCTGTTGGTCTCCGCCTCATCTGCGTAGATTGGGCAGATGGTCTTGATGGCCGTCACTACCTTGGATGCGATTGTGCTATTCATACTTGAGGACTGCTCTTGCTCTTACTTTGATGAAAGGCGTCATCCTGACTTCATTGATAGATGTGATATTGAATCTCCGACCATCGAACTCGAGCTCGTCCGTTACCTTCATATCCGGGAACCGGTACATCGTAATATCCAGCCACTGGACGGATCCGACATTACTGTCTTCCACATCCTCGTCGCTGGACTCGGTGTTGACAGAAGCCCATCGACGCGCAATGGTTCTCCGGTCCACAACCGTCTGCCCCTTGTCTCCGGTGGAGCGATAGGGGCGGACGATTAGGATCTGCCTGTCAAGGTCTCCTGGGTTTATGAATTCAACGTTCATCAGATGTTCGCGTTTCTGTGCGGGTCGAGCAGGAGTTTCGATGTTGTAGGGAGAGTCTTTACACTATCCGTAGGGTTACGGAACAATTCGGAAGCAATGAGCAAGATTGCGGACTTGATGTCCTGGTCAAGCGTCTTGTTTCCTGCTTGAACCGTAACCAGCATCTGTCCTTCCCCAAGCGGACCGTCTATGCGGAGAACGTGACCGTCCCACGCATAGCGGTCTGCCGGGAGGTCAGCGCCACCGACGCTGACCTGGATGGATGAAACAGGATATACTGGAATCTCCAGGGCGCGGAGAGGCACAGGTGATTCAAAGACGTAAGCGCTCGGCCAAATAACTTGGTTGATGTAGCTCTCCACGGCCGAGAT